TTCTGCGCAACCAGCGCGACCTTGATACCCAGCCGCGCCGCACGCAGCGCCGGGGCGAAATCGCGACGGCGGGTGATGGCGGTAAGGTTGAGGGTGACGCGCTCCCGGACGCTGCCGGGTGCTGGGCTGGAGCGCTCCAGTTCCTCGGTGGCGCCGGGCTGGATGACGATGAGGTCATCGGGCAGGCTATCGTCGGCAGAGTCGATGACGCGCATGACGCTGTCCTCGAACACCAGGTCGCCGAATGACGGCACGGCGGCCAGGCGTGCGATGACCTCCGCGACGATGGCGGATTGCATATCGATGGGCATGTCAGGACACCACGTAGAGAGTTAGCCAGTGGCCGTCATCAACAGCTATGCCGTCGATGTGCCAGGCTTTGCCGTCGAGCCGAAACGCGCCCTTGCGGTCGAATGGCTGCAGCAAGCCCTTGCGAACGGTGATGGTCACCGTCCGGTCAAGCATGCCGCTAACGGTATCGAGCCGCTCGACGTCACGGTCGAGGATGACCTCAACGCCTTCGGCGAGCACCGCGCCGGCGTAGTTGAGGTAGTCGGCTTGGCCATCGTTGAGGCTGGCGGCGATGGCCGAATCCATCGCCTCCAATGCTTTGCCGAAACCGGCCATTGTCAGGCGGTCAACTTGATCACTGCGCGCGGGCGCGTGCAGATGTGCAGCGGGTTGGACTGCGCTTCGCCCATCACGCCTTTGTCGAACGGCAGGCGCTCCAGCTTGGCGTAGTGCGGCACGCCTAGGGTGTTGACCGTTTCCATGTAGTTGGCCGGGGCGTAGACCGACTTGAAGAGGTCTTCGACCCCTTCAGGTACTAGGTAGGCCTCGTTGTCGGCAACGAACGCCTTGTTGCCTACCTTGCCGCGATAACGGACCCAAAGCACGCCACCGAAGGTAAACGCCTGACGGCGGTCGCCCAGCAAGCTATCGGCCTGGGTCGACTGCATGTAGACATCCTTGACCGTTTTATCAGCGATCAACTTGGCCCAAAACAACTTGCCGCAGAGTGCAATGGCGCCGACACCTGTTGCGGTACCGAGGGCATCGTCTTGCATGTCCAAAGCAGTACCGGCCTTTTCGCTGACATCTGCTGTGCCGAACTGCATGGCCAGCGTCTGCTGCGTAATGCCGAAGCGCTGAAAGAGGTTCACCAGCGGGGTGGTGCCATCGGCATCGACGATCAGGCCCTTGATGCCGCCGATACGCTGGAACTCGTGGGTCAGTTCCAGTTGCTTGCGGGCCTTCTCGATGCGGGCGTTGACTACATCCTGCACGCCCTGCAGCTCGGTACGGGAGCCATAGGCGCGAATGCCTTGGATCTCGTCAGCGGTGATGGTGAAGGTCTGCGGCAGGTGCACTGCGTTGAATGGGATCAGCTCACGCTTGCTGGCGATGACAACGTGCCCAGGGGCGCCGCGCGGTGCTGCTGGGACCAGCGCCAGGACGTCGCCGTCTTTTTCAATCTGCTGGGTAACGGTGAGGCTGCCCTCTTCGTTGTACAGGCCCATCGCAGCGATCTGGCCCGGTACCGGGTGTTCTTCGTTGATGGTTGCAACGAGGTTCGGGACGCTGAACGCCTCGTCTTCAAAAATGGAAATCTCGGCCATGGTGGGCTCCTAGAAACGACAAACCCCGCATCGGCGGGGTTAAGGGTGTCGGGTTGCGGTGGCGGTTAAGGGCGAATCACGATGCCTTGGGCCAGCAGGTCGGCTTCGCCGGCGCCGTCGAGACCGGTGACCAGGCGCTCGATCACTTCGGCATCACGCACAATCCCGACGCTGCGCTGGGGTTCGGTGGATGCGCCTACGGGCGCCCAGAGGATGGCGGTTGCGGTTTCGCTGCCGTCAGCCGGGTCTGCCTCCGGGTCGTAGGCTGCGTAAAGACCACTGGCAGTCAGCTTGCCCAGTAACTGGCCGGCCGGAAGATCCACAGCTGTGGCTGCCAGCGTGATTTCCTCCCGGCTGCGAGTACCGTTGGCCTCCGAAAGGAGGAATTCGCCGGCATGGACGCCTTCAGTTTTGATGCTCATTTATGCGCTCCTTTCGAGGCGTTGGGTTTACGGCTGGCGTAGATCGCGCCAGGGTCTGCCGCTTTGGTGGAAGGAGCCGGTTGGTGATCCGGCAACGGGGGTTTGTTATCGATCTCGACCTGGCTGCTGTTGGCTACGATTTTTTCGAATAACTTGGCCCGGGCTTGGTCGGCGGTGAGGCCTGCCTGGATCAACGCTTCAGCCTCGTTCGGCAGCTTGGCCAGCACGCACAAATCACGCACTGCCTTCGCACGCACCAGATGCTCCTGAACAACAGCGCGGCTCTTAAGGCCGCTGGCCTTGATCAGGATCGAGGCGACATTGCCGAGGCCGGCCGCGGTACAGTCAGCAGTGAGTTGGGCAGCGAGAGATGCGGCGTCCGGCTCATCATCGGGACTCGGCTCAGGTTCGGGCGCCGGATCTGGTTCAGGTTCCGCAGCCGGATCGGACTCGAGCCGGTTGGTTACCAAAGCCAGCGCCTCCGGCGGTGCGTTCTGGTATCGATTCAGAATCTTGAGATTGCCGAGCGCGGCCTTTACCGTGACGCCGGTCAGAACCTCGTCTACAAAGCCCGCCGCCTTGGCCTCGCCGGCTGTCATCCAGGTGGTGGCAGAGATCATGGATCGAAGCTCTTCATCGCTGATGGTCAGCGCACGCCGCTGGTAGCAGGTGATGATCAGCTCGAGAGTTTTGTCGAGCAGGTCCGCATAGGCTCGCAGCTCGCTACTTTCAACTCCCGACAACCAGTCGATATTCGGGTTGTGAATCATGAACAGGCCGTTCTCAGCCATCGTGACGCGATGCGCACCGCACACGGCCACTGTGCCGGCGCTGTAACAGGCGCCAACCACGCGCCCTTCACAGCGCTCGCCAAGATCCTTCAGGGCGTTATGAATGGCGATGCCATCCATCAAATCCCCACCGATGGTGGCAAAGCTGACAACGACTCGCGAAACGCCGTCATCCAGCTCTTTCAGGTCCCGGACGAACTGCTCTGCGGTGATTCCCCAGTAACCGATCTCGCCGTAAACCATGGCCTCAATTACCCGATTACTGCCCTCACCCGCCGCGCGGACGCTGTACCAGTGCTCGCGTTGCTCCTCGTTGGGCCCAAGGTTCTGGATGCGCGGGAAAGGCAGCGCGCGGCCTCCCTGCATAACCAAGGCGAGGCAAAGGCTCGCCCAATATTTGCCTAGCGATTTCATTCGTCTTCCTCTCTTAGTGCTGGCAGCGCCGGGCTCGTATCGCTGCTATAGGTGAGGCCCAAGCGCGTGGCACGCTCGTTGTCCTGGGCGTTTTCTTCGTCGATCTGTTCGGCGTCGTAGCCGGTACGTAGAACGTGCTCGCTGCGGCTGGCCAAGCCGCCTTTGATTTCCTTGAGTTTGCCGTCCACGTCCTGCACTGGATGGATATATGGGTGGCCCTGCGGTACCCAGCGGGTGCGCAGATATTCGCGACGTCGCCCGGTGTAATCGGGTAGCGCGATTGAGCCCGCCAACACCGCTGCGTCGAGCCAGGCGATACGTACCGGACGGCAGAGCTGGAACACGTAAACGCCGAATTGCAGCTGCTCGATGCGCCGACGGAAGTCGTTGAGCAAGACTCGCAACACGCGGTCGCTGATGTCGCCCATGTCACCGGTCAACAGCTCATACGGCAGACCGACACCCGCTGCAGCGGCTTGCAGTTGTTGCCGCATGAAGTCGACGTAGGTACTGCCTGCGTCTGGCGGGTCGGAGAAGGTGACCTCTTCGCCCTCCATCAGCTCTTGCATAGAGCCAGGCTCGAGGCCAACAAGCGGCGAGCCGTCTGTGTCGGCGTTGATCGGCTGGCCAGTTATAGGATCGATGGCAGGCGGCACGCCCTCTGCTGCCTTGCGAGTAATGAAGCCGGCGAAAAGGTTGGCCACCTCCTGCCGAAACAGCACCGCATCGTCGTAGTTATCCAGCGACTTGAGGCGTAGCAGCACCGGAGCCAGGCGGGGTACACCACGCAGCTGGCCACCTTCGGTGGGTTCGAAGATATGCAGTACCTGGTCGGCCGGGATCCGGTTCAGCGTGTTGAACCCGATACCCGCTGTGAACGCATCACCTGGGTGGGTGCTGTACATCCAGTACGCCACCCGCTGGCCTATGCCGTTGAACTCAATGCCTGCGCGGACGATGTTGCCGGCGCGTGTCTTAAAGTTCTTGTCGAGGGGTACGTACTCAGGCGCAAGCACTTGCAGCTGCATAGGGACGGAATAACCATCCTCTGGGCGTCGGTACCGCAGACGCACGAAGCATTCGCCGGACTCCTCAACCATGCGAGCAATGATTGCCTGCTGGCCGTAGAAGTCAGCTAGCCCGTCGGCGTCGGATTCGTCCGTCCAGTCCTCCCACAGTTGCCGAAGGGCGGCGCGCACCGTGGCGTCCCGTATCGAGGCGCGTGGCGTGATTCCTGTGCCGATGATGTTGCTGACTCGTTTGTCGATCGCGCTGTAAGCGTAGGGGTCGTTCTTCACAGCGGCGCGAGAGCGCTTGCGCAGCGCCGGCAAGGCCGGCAGTGCAATGGCGTTCAAGGCACCTGAAGGTGCATCCCAGCCTTCGGCACGCCGCCCCGTACCGGCGGCTTCGTAGCTGTTGCGGATGCGCTTGGGAACCGCTCGGATACGTGTCATCAGATGCCCTTGCCTCGACTGTAAAGCCGCGTGATTCGCGGTCGACCGCGAGCAGCGGCTTGCTCGGCCGCAGCCGCCTTGGCGTACTGTTCTTCGAGCATGCGCAGGCTCGCCAGCTGAGCGCGGTCCAGCTGACGATCGCCTTTGCGAACGGACTGTCCATTTTCGAGGATGTCCTTAATCGACGCCCGGACGTCTGCCAGGCGCTGTTGGGCTTCGCTCATGTATGCCTCTCGGTGCGGTCAGCGCCGCGTCAGGTATGTGCTGCTGGTTCGGCGCCGGCCAACCGGCTGAGGCGATGGCCTCGGTGGCGGTACTGGCGAAGACACAGGGCTGTCATTGCTTTTGACTGGCTCCGATTCGGTCTCTTTTGGTGCCGCTGGAACACGCTCGGCAAACAGGCTGCCCTGCGAAACCGCAGCACGTAGCCGGGACCATTCCGCTTCCTTGTTGCGGTGCAACCCGAGGTAGTGCGCCATTGCCAGGTTGTAAACCAGCAGGTCGAGGCCTTCGTTGCGGTCGGCTTTGCCTTTCACCCACTCGATCCGCTTGTGGCCTTTCACGTAGCGAGTGATCTTCCGCTCCGCCACACATTGGTCGTAGAAGTCATTAGCCAGGTCGATGGAGAAGTGCAGCGCGCCGGGGCCGTCGTGCAACGGGTAGCGGTTGTAGATCCAGTCCTTCGCCGTATCGGTACCGATCATCCAGAGTTCGGCGCCCTGCTTTTCGGTCGTGCCTTTCCAGGTCACATCGACCTTCGAAGGCCGCTGCGCGATGACGGGGCGGCCTGGCTTGCTGGCTCCCTTGATCGCGAACACGTTTCGCCACCGGCGAAGCCGGCAGAACTGGTACACCTCGTCGGTGTGGTGACCGCCGGAGTCGACTGCCGTCGCGCAGATGGCCAGTTCGACACCCGAGCTGTGTCGGTACCGCGCCTTCAGCCTTTCATCCAGCGCCGCCCAGGTGCGTTCATCGGCTGGGTTGCCTTGGATCACCTGGTGATCTACCACCCAGCGCTCTAAACCTTCCCCCCAACCGATGACCAGTAGCTCAAGGCGATCGCCTTGGGTATCCACTGCTGCGGTCAGGATCAGCGCGCCAGTGGGTACGGTACCGAGGCGATACTCTTCGGCGCGGGCCTTGAGTTCGCTTGCCTTGGTCATCTCCTGAGCCGAATCCCAGACCTGGGCCAGGCGGGTGTTGTAGAACACCTGCATCGGCTCGAGGTCACCGCGGGATGCCGCGAGTTGCGCCTTGGCGTATTGCTTGGCCAGGTCGACCCAAGCGAGCCAGCCGGGGGGCATGTACAACGCGCTCAGTGTGAAGCTGACGGTTTCTCCGTCGCCTTCGGCATGGGCGCGCCATTCACCGTTTGCCAGCATCTGGCCTTTGTGGTGTTCCTCAATCAGCGCGCCGCACTCCGAATTGCAGCAGAGATAGCCGGCCCAACTGAAGTCATCGGGCCACTTGAGATTGGTCCACTCCAGTACCTGGTGTTCGCCGCAGTGGGGGCACGGCACGTAGTAGTGTCGCTGGTCGCCCTGCTGGAATAGATCCTCGATCCGGGAGACGCCCTTGATCGTCGGCGAGCTGGAGAAGTAGAACTTGGCGTTGCGCCCGAAGGTGGTGCCTCGAGTTTCGGCCAGTTCGATTGGGTCGCCTTCGTTGTCGACGTCGACATCCCAGCGGTCGACCTCGTCGCCGTAGATGAAGCGCGCCGACACTTCGGCGAGGTTCGCAGCGGAGCCGGCGGTGGTAGCGAACAGCGTGCCGCCTTCGAATTCCTTGGTGTCCAGCGTGTTGCGCGAATCCCTCGAGCGAGAGCCGGCGACGCGGTCACGCAGCACTGGCGTGGCCTTGATAGTTTTGTCTACACGGCCACTGACGCGCTTGGCCAAGCCCAGGCTCGGCAGCAGCATCAGGATGTTGGCCGGTGCCATGTGGATGCAGCCGCCGATCCAGTTAAGGGCGATCTGCGTCTTCATCATCTGCGACGCGACCTTGGTCACTACCCGCTTGGCGGGGTGCGTTGGCGACAGGCAGCGCATCGGCTCGCGGGCGTATGGCGTGCGGTCGGTGCGATACGGGCCGGGCTCCGCGGCGCCCGTATCGCGCGGGATACGCATGTACTCGTCGGCCCACTGATCGATCCAAAGTTCTGGATCCGGCTGCAGGCCACGCATGTATGCCGAGCGGTACTGCTCGGCACCGTCGGCATACTGTGGGTTCATGGCTTCAGTTCGAAGGCTGTAGCGCCTGCTCCAAGTCAGCCACGCTCAGCCGGCTGGCGTCATCCAGCACACGACGAAGATGGCCAGTGAGTTCACGTTCTAGATCCCAGGGATCGTTAATGGCGGCCAGCCCAGGGCTAATCTGCTTTGGCAGGCCCAGCAGCAGATCGCGTAACAGTCGGCCGGAGGCGTAAGCCGCATTCTCAACAGCCTTGCGCTCGACTAGCTCACCGCTGCTCTTGCGCGCTTCGCTCTCGGCGAGCTGGGCGAGAAAGAATTCTCGCTGGGCGCGTGATTTTTGAAAGTCGTAGCTGGCCGGTACTGGCGGCGGGGTAGGGTCGCTGACTGCTGCGTCTGGCGTAACGTGTGCGGTCACGCCCTTCTCTACCCGATCGCGCTGGTGACGATCAGAAACACCGGTTTTGCTTGGGTCTGCGGTTTCCTTCAACAGCGCCTCGGTCGCTGCCACATCAACTCGACCATCCGGAGTAAGCACCAGGCGTTCCTGTTTGGCGAGCTTCGACACGTAGGGCTTTGACCAACCCTTGCGGGCAGCGAATTTTGACTTGCTCAATAGCTCCATGACACCACCTGTTAACCGAATAACGCGGGGCGGTTAACTAGTTCACCGCTGTTAACTAACTTGGCAGCCCTTCCGCTAAGGCGAGAACGCGGCTCGAATTACCCTTGACCCTTCCGACTCCCCAGGGGCCCCCATGGGTTGGGGCCCGCCCTTGCCCGGCAAGTTTTACGAGAGGGTCAGCGACGGCGACCCAAGGCAGGGAGGCGACCGCCCAATGCATCAGCGATGGCCTTGTCTATATTCGCTTCGAGCTGTGCATCGTTCTCAGCAGTGCGGCGCACCACATCATGGAACTTGAAGAGGGTGCGGTACTGCGGTTGCCTGACGAACGCCAGCACCATGGCGAGGCTCTTACCACGGCGCTCGGCGATGCCGATCGCAGTCTTGCCTCGGCGCATCACGAAGTAGGCCTGCGCGTGGCCCTTGCGGAGCGAGCGAATGCTATTGGTGGCGCTGTGATCCGAGCCATCGCGACGCAACGCCTTCAAGCCCGACAGAATCTGCATAATGCGCCCACGCTGGATGTTGCCGTAGGCATCCAGGCGAGCGCCCGCACCAGGTACAACAAAACGCCCAGCGGGCAAGATGCCCGCCTCTCGCAAGTACTTCTCGGAACGCCGAGTGATCCGCTCACCGCCTTCGACCTGAGGCGTCAGGTAATCTTCGGCGCTGAAAGGGTTCTTGCCGCCGGACTCATCCTTCACCCAAATCGCCGCTTCCGGTTCAGCCGACGGCTTCGCGTAGCGGATGCGAGTGGCGTCCAACGTCCAAGGCGTCGGGTCTTTGAATACTGATTGCATCTCAACCCGCAGCGCCTGCCGCGCTTGGTTGGCCGTATGGTTCAGCGCATCAGCTAGCGCGCGAGGCGCAAGGCCCTTTCCGAGCCTATCGAGCGCAGCCAATGCATCATCCAGATCACGCGCATGGATTGATCCACGCACTACTCAGCGCCTCGGTTACTCTGCACATCACACACACCCGCCTTCTTCGCCAGCCACCGCGCATACAACCCGCTGGCCACATCGGCGCCGAGGCACGCAACCACGCTACCCAACGCCCCAGCCGTCAACAGGCTGGAACCCCAAGCCGTAGCCAGCAGCACCGTGGCCAAGCCAAACACCGCCGAAGCGCCAAAGCGCAGCAGCACCCGCTTGACCAACTCGCCCACCGCCATCCCTGCCGCATCGGCCCGCCACATTTCGCCGGTCAGCCCGGCGAGGGCAACCAGAATCAGCAACCAGGTAGGAAGGTCAGCCAGCGACTGTTGCACCTGCTGTTCGGTCGACATGCGTGGCTCTCCGGATAGCGAATAAAAAAGCCCGCATGGCGACGGGCAAAGGGCGATGGCGGCACCATCTGCCAGAAAATGAAAAGGCCCACCGTTGCGGGTGAGCCTTGAAATGGGTGCCCTCTTTCGAGGGCTGGTCTGCCAGGGAACAGACCGCGACACAGCACGTCGCTTGGGGGTTGTCTCTGCGGGCGCAGCTCTACAACCATGGGGACTTTTTACAGCCGACATGCAAAGGCGTAAACCCCCGTTTTACGCCCCTCGGCAATCCTCGCCGAATGCTCCGGCAATCCTCCCGCAATGCTCTTTTCGCTCACGACGAACGGCACGCAGCAGCCTTCACCGCCCTCGCCGCCGCCTTGCGTTCAGCATCCCGCCGGCGCTCCGTACGCACCGCATCACGCGCCGCATCCCTTGCCCGCCGCGCACGCTTCACCGCAGCGACATGGGCATCGGTGCCACGCTCTGCCGCCTGCAGCCTGGCCAGCGCCACTGGCCACTCCGCTTGCAGCTCGGCGTGCAGCTCGTCCACCTGGGTGCGATACGTCCGCACCGAGATACCCAGCCGCGCACACTGCGCTGTCACGGCAACCGCCTGCGGCCCCTGGCAGTAGCGCACGTGCGCCAAGCGCTGCAGCACACGCCCCCGCGAACCAAGCCCGAGCGGCGCATCCTTCGCCATGCCATCCAGCGCCATGCTCACCGCCTCGCTCGCCCGGCTTATCGCCACCGCGCACTCCACCAGCGACAGGCAGCGATGCCCGCCCACGCCGCCCGGCGCATCGTCACCCATCCGCCCCAGCGGTGAAGCGATGGCCACATCCAAAGCAGGGTCCACAACCTCACGGCCCCACGCCTGCAACAGCACCTCCATGGCCTCGATCATGCTGCGCTCCCCAACCCAACACAAAAACCCCAACCCAACACAAACCCAACACACTTAAAACCTTTATAAATCAATGCCTTCAAAGCAACTGTGTTGAGTGTGTTGGGTTTGTTGGGTTTTTCAGACCTCGCATAGCCTTTTTTTCTCTCATCATCCCGGTCGTTCAATTGCCGAGCGTAAACGCACGCATACGCGCACGCGCGTCCCCAAACCCAACACACCCCACACACGCCCCGCAAAACCGCGCCGTTACGAGCTCTAACCTGTGTCGGGTTCGCAAAACCAACCCAACACAACCCAACACAACCCAACACACCTTTAAGCGCACTCATGCCGCCACCTTCTTCAAATGGTCCCAGCCATCCACATCCCAGCCCGCCAGCTTCGCTTTCCCGCGCCACTGCGCCACATGCTGGCCAAGCGCAGCTGCATTCATAGATGGGGGCAGGGAAGAGTCCGGGTCACTCGGAAAGAAGAAGGCCGCAAAGCGCCTGTTAGCCCCTTCCGTCCAAGGGATTGGGCGCGTCTTTTCAACCTCAGAGCTGATGAACAGGCTGAACTTCGTCTGGCTCATCGAGTGCTCGCGATTGCGCTGGCACCACTCCAGAAACATCGCATACAGGTCAGTCGACAGGCAGGCGCCCCAAAGCTCGCGGCCCAACTCACCGCACTGCCATTGGTGCAGAAAGGTCTGCCAGCCCGCGCGCGAGAGCGCCACCAGCCGTTGGCGTGCTTCCGTTTTCGGTGGCCGCGTGCGCTCGTTGAAGTCGCCCAGGTCAACGGCCAGCAGCCACGCATACAGCGCCGCCACCCCACCGTTCGCCAGTTCCGCGCCAATGGCCCGCTGCCGCTCTTCCGGCAACGTCTCCAGCGGCCACATCACCAGAAAGCGCCGGTCCGAATCGCTGATCGGCCACGGCAGGATCTCGTTCGAAAGAAACACCGCATTCATATGGTTGGCTTCTTCCCAACCGTTGATGAACTTCGACTCCATCCGCACCGTCTTGCCGGTTATCAGATGCTTGATCTTGCCCACCTGGTTGTAACGCTGGTCGCGGCTTACAACCTCCTCGAACACCGCCCACAGCTTGCGGCTCTGCCAGGCGTTGAAGTTCGACTCCAGCTGCGTCTGCCCGACCGTCGCGGCATAAGGCCCGTATAGCGCTCCAAACGCATCGGCAAACAGCAGGCTCTTGCCCGAGCCTTCCATCACCGAGTGCATCAGCACCGCCGTGTCCAGCTTCGCGCCGGGGTGCTGCAGCGGGTACGCCAGCCACTTCGTCAGCCACTCCAGCGGCGCAGCTTCGTGGTTGCACAAAAAGGAAATCAGCCAACGCAGGTTCTCGCACGCCGCATCGTCACGCACCGGCTCCAACGGCAACCCCTCGAAGGTGTTGATGTAGGTGGCCGGGTCTTTAGTCATCGTCGGGTCGAACACGATGTGGTCCACATCCACCGTGCGCCGCTCTGCCGAGTTCAGCCACAGCGCGTAGGCATCGCCCAGCGCCATCTTCACCGCGCCTTCCGGAATGCGCCGCTTCTTCTCGCGGTCCCACACATCCTTGGTGCCATCGATGTACACATAGCGCTCGATGGGCGTCATCCCCAGCGCCGTGGCCTTCTTGCCCGCCATCCGCCGCGCCTGCTCGATCTCACGCACCGCATCGGCGCCGATCAGCTTCTTTCCCGTGTCCTCCATCCAGGCCTTCGCCAGCGGCTTGGTCACCAGCGCCTCGAAAGCCGTCTTTTTCATCACGGTCTTCTTGTCCTGGTCCCACACGTGCGTGGTGCCTTCCACCAGCGCAAAGCGCCGCAGTACCTGCTCGCCGGTCAATCCCGCCCCCTGCCCCCCGGTGTCGGAGGAGCCGGCCGGCGCCGCGGCTTCGGCCTCGGATGGGGCCGGGGAAGGCTCACCAGCGGCCAAGGCCGCGTCCAGCTGCGCCGCAACGGCCTCAAGCCCACCGCTCACGTGCAGGTCGTTCCAATCACCGCCCTGCCCTTTGTCAGGCATCAGCGGGAAGGCCGCTACAGCGGCCACTTGCGCCGCTGCAGCCTCGGCCTTCGTGCGGCCCGGGTTGCCCTTCACCGTCGGGTCATCATCACCGGCAATCATTAGCTGCGCGTCCGGGCACTGTGCCCGCAACGCCTGAGCAACCGCAGGCACGTTGCCGGAATCGATCGCCAGCGCAACCGGCCAACCCATCGCCATGCGCACACTCGCTGCCGTGGCATAACCTTCAGCCTCGGCAATGATCGGTGCGCCGGCCAGCTCGCCCAGCACGTGGTAGCAGCCCGCCTTGCGCCCATACTTCGGAAACAGCTTGGTGCCCTGCTCGTTGATCGCCTGCAGGCTCCACAGCTTGCCCGCCGCATCGCGCAGCGGCACCGCAATGGTGCCGACCTTGAACATAAGAAAGCTGATCGAATCCGGCCGGGGCTTGGGCAGGTTGGCGAAAAACTCCCGCGTCTCGCTGCCCACCCACACATCGCAACGCTGCCGCGCATCATCAATCGCCAGCACAACCGTGTAATGGAAAAAGCCAACACCAAAAGCCCCCACCTGCTTTCGCTCAAGGTAGGGGCTCGTGCCTTGCGGCTTGCAGTGCTTTCCCCATATCAGCTGGCACGCGCTGGCAACCGCTTCACGCATCACCGCCGACCGCGCCTCGTCCGCCTCGACCTCCGCCTGGCGCACTGCGCGCCTTGCTTCGGCCTCGGCATTCAACCGGCGCTTTTCTTCGGCAGTGATGGGCTCACGGCGCGGGCTCCAGCCGTTGTCCTTTGCCAGCTTGATCACCGTGCCCATGCCCGTACCGCGCTTGCGGCAGCTCTTCCATACGCTGCGCGCATCCGCCGCTTTATAACCATCACCGGACTGGCTCCAGGCATCCCAGGCATCGAAGCCCGCCTCGCCGAATTCGGCCTTTACCCCCATCGCCACTGCCAACCAAGTGTCGCGGTCGTCGGCATGAATGAAGGTCAGCAACTCGGCCAGATCGTTCAGGGTGAGAGGCACAGACTCACCCACGACGCACCCCCGCATTCCACTTATCCGCATCCACCTGGCAGGCGATGCAATACCGGCAGCCTTTTACCGCTTCCTGGCGCGCAGGCGGGATATCGTCGCCGCACTCCTCGCACTCGCTCAGGCTCACGCCCTCATAACGTACGCGGGCGGCAATGGCCGCCTCTCGTTCGTCCATCTCGCGCTGTTGCGCCATCTCGAAAGCGCGCTCATCCATGGCCCACCTCCCCGCTTACAACATGCTCAAGCATTGCCATCTCGGCACCGGCCACAATGCCCAGTACATGGCCGATAACTCGGTTGGCGTGGTAGCGCAGCTCCTCGACTTCGTGTGGCAGCCACACTTTGTCCGCCGCGCCCTCATGCAGGCTCGCCACGAAGTCGCCTTCGGCGTGTAGCAACTCGCTCAACGACGTCAGCGCCTCGCGCGTCGCTGGCACCGCGCGCGGCACGTAGGCCACCGCACCGGCCGGCCGCACCAGGGCAGCCAGCAAGCGCGGGTCGCGCGTGGCGGCGACGATCTCTTCAAGAAATTCAGGGTGCAGGGGGCGATTGTTGTTAGGGCTTACGCGCTTGTTCAGCTCATCCGGAGCCATGCCGATAGTCAGTGCTACCGCGTTCTGGCCCCCTGTTGCGTCGCGCGTGGCGCGGTACAACGCCTGTCGTACATTCAGCACCGGGCCGGTGCCCGGTAAAAGATCTCTGCGGCTCATAGCGTTAATGCCCCGGTAACGCTGTAGCCACCCGCGGGGCAATTGCCCTACAGTTGGCCTACAGCTCGCGACCCTCCCGATACGTGCTGTGTCCTCGGGTCGCGGGTTGAGGTAGTCTGGGGTGGTACCCGTCTACCGGTCCGCAGGGTCAGGGCCTATTCTTGGTGAGTGGAGCCCTGATTCCTGCCTCTACATCTACCTGCCGCCGTGGCGTCAGGTTTGTTGCTCTTGGCCTCCGGCCTGTGCCGGCCCCGGTCTGCTGTTGAGGCTCCCTGTGCCGACCCCGCTGCTCTGCTCCTTGTGCTGTGTCCCAGCGGGTTTTGCTTGGTGGGTGGTTAGGCGCGTCGATCTTCATGTCGGCGTTCAATTTGCCGGCGTTCCTCCGCCCGCCTTTCGCCGCGCCGCTGGAGCCCGCGCTTGCAAGCGACAGGAACAGCTCCCGGCCCAGCCGAATTACGCAGATAAGCCCAGTCGATATCGGGCCGGGTGTCTTCGCATCGGATCGCACCATCAGTTTCACGCTCAAGCGCAATCGCTAAGGCGGCACTGGCCCGACGGTTACCGTAAGCCACCTGCTTTAGCTGGCCAGGTGTCGTCTCGCATTGCTTAGCGAAGGCGAGCAGCGCTTGCTTATCGAGCGGTTTGATGAATTCAAGAAGAGTCATGTGTTCCTCCATTTGAGGCGCACATTAGCAAGCGCTAACGATACCCGCAATAGCAAACAGTAATTTACAGATTGCTAACGGCAAACCACCATAAAGAAATGGATATCTACCAGTCCCGCATAGCCACCCTCAAAGCGCTTATCGGCGATACATCGCTGAAAGAGTTTTCGGACAGGCACGACCTCGACGCCTCTTACCTGTCGCAGATACTCAACGGCCACAGAAACATGGGCGAGCGAGCTGCTGCGAATATGGAAAGGAAGCTTGCCCTGCTCCCTGGGACGCTCACCGCACCAGGTACTGGTGATACGCAAGATCCGGGTGGCGCCTCGTTCTCGGCCGCAGCGCAGCTGGAGATGGCCAGTTCATCTGCAATCGCAGACACGGGCGGGGCATACAGCCAGCACAGGCTGCTCCCGGTGATCGGAGAAGTGCAGGCCGGAGAGTTTTGCGAAGCCGTTGATAACTTCCAGCCTGGCCATGCTGATGAATGGGTCGAAGCCGGCGGGCCAGCTGGGCCACGTTCGTTCGTGCTCGTGGTCAACGGCTTCAGCATGTACCCCAAGCTAGCACCCGGCGAAAAAGTCGTGTTCGATCCAGATCTGCAGTGGTCGCCAGGCCACATAGTTCTGGCGAAGCGCCTGAGCGATCACTCCGTCACCATCAAACAGCTCTGCCGAGACGGCAGCGAATATTTTCTGCACGCCACGAATCCCGACTGGCCAGAAAAATACATCAAGCTCAACGAAGAGTGGATGGTCTGCGCCAGGGCGCGCCGGAAGATCGTCGAACTCTAAAAGTCAGCGAGGGAACGCATGAGGATTTACCGCAGTACATCCGAGCCAGACCGCGAAGATTTGAGCTGGGACAAAACCTGGCTCGCCGAAGATCGCGGGCTTATCCATTGCTGGCAGCTTGGCCGCCGCAATGCGCAGCGCGATCCGGAGCTTTCCGCGCGCTGCATCGCGGGCGAGCTTCCACCGCTTGGTTGGAAAGGCGGTGGACTGAAGACCTTGAAAAAACTAACGCGGTGGGGCTCCTTGCAGTACCTGGCGGAGTGGCAAGGACTACGCGGCGAGGCGCTTAACATAGACCTGAACGATGAGCCCACCCTCATTTGCCAGCGCACCGGGATGATAGTTACCTTCACGCCAGATATATCGAAACTGGCCGGCTCAGGGAACGATATTGACGAGGAGGACGAAACAGATGGATCTGCATCAGGATTTTCAGAACAGTCGCTTTTTTCATCAAGCTCGTATTGAGCGGCGTGCGGCCGATGAACTGATTGGCCTAAGTGCTGGCCTGATCGCCGACGGAACGGTCAACCAACGGGAAGCCGAATTCCTCAAGACTTGGATTGAAACCAACTTCATCCACTTTGATGATCCAGTCGTTAACATCATCTACCGTCGGTTGGCTGACATGCTCAGCGACGGCATCCTGCAGCCTGAAGAAAGCATCGAACTAGTCGAGTTGCTGCATAAATTCACAGGCCCAACCCTGTCGACAGATAAACCATTTGTGGCACCTTCCACCCTACCCTATTGCAATCCAGCGCCTGAACTAGTCCTAATTGGGCGCTGCTTTATGTTTACCGGCACCATGGCTTTCGGTCCGCGCAAAGACTGTGAGGCGCTCATAACCGAGCGAGGTGGCTTGATCGGCGGAACCGTCAGTAAGAAGGTCAACTATCTCGTTGTGGGCAGTATTGGCAATGACCAATGGCTCCACAGCACCTATGGCACCAAGATCAAAAAAGCCGTCGCGATTCGTGAAAGCGGCGCACCGCTTTCAATCATCAGTGAGCAGCACTGGCAGAAGCACATATTCGGATAGCAATTTAGCATCCGCTATTGCACAAAGAATTAGCAACCGCTAATGTTGTCGCGTACCCACTCACCAAGGGCTCGCGACAATGGACACAGCACAGCACAACAGCACCCGCTGCCCGGTGTACCTACACCCCGCAGCAGCAACCAATCCACGCACCGTCGCAAGCGTCCAGCAGGCCACCGGCCAGCTGATCGTGCTCATCGGCGGGCGCCCCCAGCTCAAACGCCACCCCCTGCCTGCCTTTGAAGACTTCGGTCCGTTCGGGGGGGGCGCAGCATGAGCCTTTTCTCCCTTACCAAAGGCAGCGCAGCCGCCCTCGGCATGCTCACCCGCCACGCCGGCACAGAGACGCTGCTGCTGACGCAACCCGCCCGCGAGCTACGCGCAGAGATCACGATCGAGCCCATCGGCACCGTCGCTCAGCGCGGCCAGATCGAGGCCGTGCTCTTCATGCGCGAGCAGCGCCACACCATGACCCTGCAGCGCGATGACCGTGCTAACGCTCAGCACCTGGCCGACTGGGTGGAAGCTGCCGCCAACGGCACGCTGGATACCGCAGAGGCCATCCCACAACGGCGGTCGCTACTACCTTGCTGTAAATGCGGCAGCGAGGCCATCAGCTATGACTACGCCATACCAGGCAGCGAGTTTCGCAATGGCGTGAAGTGCCGCCACCAGGGCTGCCAATTCGTGGAAGGTGCGGAAACTGCTGCCGAGGCGGATGCCGCTTGGAACGCTATACAGCGTGAAGGGATGGACGAATCCAACGATACCGCCAGTTATATGCCCGTCCCGAACTGCGCCTGCCCTAGCGGCAGTGGTTCGCTGCATTGGCCGTGCCCGGAGCACCAGCCAGCCCACGAGGAAACGCAAACCGAACTGGCGGATACAAAAGACACGGAGCGGCTGGCGTTCATGCTCCAAGACTCTCGCAAGGTTGTTATCGAACGGCTGCCGGGCGCCCGGCTGGCGATCTACGTCGAAGGCGGCTTCATGGGAGATGAGCGGTATCCGCGCGTCTTTCACTCTGGCGACTGGCCACCTAGCTCTTCGCTGGAAATGACCCTCAAGCGCAATGCCATCGACGCTGCCCTGGCGTCCACGCGGCCCACAGTCTGAGGCCCACCGCCATGAATCGCACACTCGACCAGGCAGCCGCCGTACTCGGCATCGGCCCGCGCAAGCTGCGCAACCAGCTGCGAGAGATGGGCGTGATCGACCATGAGGGCGTTCTCGCCTGCGCCTACCGGGACAAGGGCCTCCTCTACACCGACACCCGCCAACGCTGGAATCCGTCCATCGGCAGCTGGGTCAGCTACGGCGTGATCATGAGCACCGAGCGCGGTATCGAGTGGCTGGCCGAGAAGCTGGGCATCACCGTTACCAAGAAGGAGCGCGCGGCGTGAGCACCACCTATCAGCAGTTGCTGCGACGTTACGACCGGCCCTGCCTGCCGCTCGACGAGGTGCGCGCAGAGTACCTGCCGCACATCACCAGCATGGAATACCTGTTGGCCGAGATCCGCGACGGGCACATCAAGCTGCGCTACACACGGCTACACGGCACCCGCAAGGCGCCGCCCGTTGTGTACCTGCAAGACCTGGCCAACTGGCTTGATGCGCAAAACCCCGAATCCACCAACACCGCCGCCACAACCAAGGCGGCATAACCCAGCCCCACCAAGGGCAAACAAAGAGACACAGCACGCCATGAAACCCACTGACACCAGCGACTTCATCAACAGCCTGAACGCCGGCGTATTCGCCCAGCAAGTAAGCCGCGCCCTATCCGACGTCGCCGCCGGCGTGGTCGAGCACAGCAAGGTCGGCCAGGTCACGCTCACCTTCAAGGTCAAGCAGATCGGCCAGAGCAACCAGGTTGCCGTCTCCCACACGCTCGACT